CGGCTGACCGACGAGCAGTTCGACCGGCTGAAGACCGAGCTGGCCAGCGCCCACTCCGGCACGGCCAACGCCGGCCGGCCTCTGCTGCTGGAAGGCGGCCTCGACTGGCGGGCCATGTCGCTGACGCCGGCCGAGATGGACTTCACCGAGGGCAAGCACGCCGCCGCCCGCGAGATCGCCCTGGCGTTCGGCACGCCTCCCCAGCTTTTGGGCATTCCCGGCGACAACACCTACGCCAACTATCGCGAGGCCAACGCCGCCTTCTGGCGCGGGACGGTGGTTCCGCTGGTCGAACGGGCGGCGCGGGCCCTGAGCGGCTGGCTGGCCGCCAAGTTCCCCGGCGCGCGGATCGCGCCCGACCTGGACGCCGTCCCGGCCCTGTCGGCCGAGCGTGACGCCCTGTGGAGTCGGCTGGAGACCGCGTCGTTCCTGACCGACGCCGAGCGCCGTCGCTTGGCGGGGCTGGAGCATTGAGCGGGCCCGAAGAAAGCCCCATTGGCCGCTGGCGGTTCGACCGCCAGCTGTCGATCGGCCTGGTCGTCACCGTCTTCCTCCAGGCCGCCGCCGCCCTGATGTGGGCCGGCCGCGCCTCGGCCCGGATCGACGACATGCAGCGCCGGATCGAGGCCCAGGCCCCGGTCGCCGAGCGCCTGGCGCGACTGGAGGAGCAGGCGACCGCTACCCGCCAGTCGCTGGACCGCATCGAGGCCAAGCTGGAGCGATCGCGATGAACGATGAGCTGAAGATCGAAGGCTACGCGTCCCTGTTCTGGACCCGAGACCTCAATGACGACGTCACCGCCGCTGGAGCCTTCGCCGAGAGCCTGAGCGAGGGCGCGCCCGTGAAGATGCTGCACCAGCACGACGAGGCCGAGCCGGTCGGGGTCTGGGACGAGGTCGTCGAGGACGCCAAGGGCCTGTTCGTGCGCGGCCGCATTTTGCGCGCGACCCCGCGAGGCCGCCTGGTCGCGGCGCTGGTCGAGGCCGGCGCCCTGGACGGCCTCTCCATCGGCTTTCGGCAGGTGAAGGCCCGCACCCAGGGCCGCCTGCGCGTGCTGTCCCGCGTCGAGCTGTGGGAGGTGTCGATCGTGACCTTCCCGATGCTGCCGCAAGCGCGGCTGACCGTGGCGTGAAGTTTCCTTCCCCCTTGATGGGGGAAGGGCAGGGATGGGGGTGACGCGGCCGTTCCGCCGCTCCTGTCTCGCAAATCGGGGCGTGGCCATCGCCGCATCACCCCACCCCAACCCCTCCCCATCGAGGGGAGGGGCTCTTTTTGGAGATCCCCATGAAGGAAACCAAACACGCGGCCTCGCCCGAGGCCCGCGCGGCGCTGGCTGACGTCCTGACGGCGTTCGAGAGCTTCAAGGCCGCCAACGACCAGCGCCTGGCCGCCATCGAGACCAAGCGGGCCGACGTCCTCCTGGAAGAGAAGGTCGGCCGCATCGACGAGGCCGTCTCCCAGGCCCAGGCGCGGCTGGACCGGATCATGAGCGACCTGCGCAGACCCGATCTTGGCGGTGACGCGCCGCTGGCGCGTGTCGATGAACGCAAGGCCGCCTTCGATCGCTATGTGAAGACCGGCGAGACCCCGGCGGCCCTGCTGGAGGCCAAGGGCCTGTCGGAGGGCGTGGCCACGGCCGGCGGCTATGTCGCCCCGCCGGAGCTGGAGCGGCTGATCCTGCGTCGCCTGGCGGCCACCAGCCCGATGCGCGAGATCTGCCAGGTCCGCACCATCGGCGCCGGCACCTTCCGCAAGCCGGTGTCGCCGACGGGCCTGGCCGCCGCCTGGGTGGCCGAGACCGCGGCGCGGCCGGAGACCACGGCGCCGACCCTGGACGTCATCGACTTCCCGGCCGGCGAGCTCTACGCCAGCCCGGCCGCCACCCAGGCCCTGCTGGACGACGCCTATGTCAGCATCGACGAGTGGCTGGCCGAGGAGGTGCAGGACGCCTTCGCCGCCCAGGAGACCACGGCCTTCGTGTCGGGCGACGGCGTCAACAAGCCCAAGGGCCTGCTGGCCTACACCGCCGCGCCGGACGCGTCCTACACCTGGGGCCAGCTGGGCTATCTGGCTACCGGCGTCGCCGGCGCCTGGCCGGCCAGCAACCCGACCGACAAGCTGATCGACCTGATCTACGCGACCAAGACCCAGTACCGCCAGAACGGCCGCTTCGTGATGAACCGTCGCAGCGTCAGTGCGGTGCGCAAGTTCAAGGACGCGCAGGGCAACTACATCTGGAACGCGGCGCTGCAGCCGGGCCAGTCGGCGTCCCTGCTGGGCTTCCCGGTCACCGAGATCGAGGCCATGCCGGACGTGGGCGCGAGCAGCCTGTCGGTGGCGTTCGGCGACTTCGAGAAGGGCTACCTGATCGTCGACCGCGCCGGCGTGCGGGTGCTGCGCGACCCGTACTCGGCCAAGCCGCACGTGCTGTTCTACACCACCAAGCGCGTCGGCGGCGGGGTGCAGAACTTCGACGCGGTGAAGCTGCTGAAGTTCGCGGTTTCGTAATCGTCTGACCCGGTCACTTGCCCCCACCTGACCACGCTCCGCGTGGTCGTCCGCCCCCGGAGGGGGCAAGTGATCCCTCTTTCAGGAAAATCACATGCAATCCCTCACCCTGGCCGAGGTCCGGGCGTTCCTGCGCGTGGCCGACACGGCGGACGACGCCATCCTCACGATCCTGATCGACGCCGCCGAGGCCCGGGTCGCGGCCGCCGCCGGCGTCGCCCTGACCGCCGCCAGCCCCGCGCCGCTGCGCCTCTCCGTCCTGACCCTGGTCGCCCACGCCTACGAGCATCGTGCCTTTTCAAGCGAGAATGGGGGAGAGCCGTCCCTCGCCCTCGTCGAGCCGTGGCTGACCCCGTACCGAAAGGCGCGGCTGTGAGCGACAAGCCCCTGATCGACGCCCTGGTCGCCAGCCTCAAGGCCGCGCCCGCCGTCACCGCCATCGCCGGCCAGCGGATCTACGCTACGAGCCCGCGCCTGCCGACCTTTCCCTGCGTCGTGGTCACCCGGTCCGAGGGCCGACCTGTCGGCGAGAACGACGCCATCGAGCACCTCCTGACCCTCACCTGCGCCAGCCGCTTCGGCGGACCGGAGGAGGCTCGCGCCCTGGTCGCGGCGGTTCGTCTGGCGCTGCACGACGCCAGGCCGACCCTGACCGGTCGGCGCCTGGTCACCCTGCGCGTGCCCTATGCCGACGTCTTCGCCGGCGCCGACCGCGAGACCACCCTGGGGATCGTCCGCGTGCGGGCGGTCACCGAAGCCCCGTAGACCAAGGAGTTTCCCATGGCCGCCCAAGCCGGCAAGGACCTGCTGCTGAAGATCAGCGACGGGGCCGCCACCCCGACCTTCCACACCGTCGCGGGCCTGCGCGCCCGGACCATCAGCCTGAACGCCAAGACCATCGACGCCACCGACAGCGACAGCACCGGCCGCTGGCGCGAACTGCTGGCCGGGGCAGGGGTCAAGTCGGTGGCCGTGTCCGGCTCGGGGATCTTCCGCGACGCCGCCTCGGACGCCCAGGTGCGGACGAGCTTTTTCGAGCAGTCGGCCCGCACCTGGCGGCTGGTGGTCCCCGACTTCGGCCAGCTGGAGGGCGCGTTCATCGTCGCCGCGCTGGAATATGCCGGCGAGCACGACGGCGAGGCGGCGTTCGCGCTGAGTCTGGCTTCGGCCGGCGCCGTCACCTTCACGGCGATCTGATCGTGCTGCCGCCCAACCCCGCGCGCGGCGAGGTCGTGGTGACCCTGGCCGGCGCGCCGCGCCGCCTGTGCCTGACCCTGGGCGCGCTGGCGCGGATCGAGGCCGCCCTCGGCCTGTCGGACTGGAGCCAGCTGCCCGACCGCATCGCTACCCTGTCGGCGGGCGAGCTCTCGGCCATCCTGGCGGCCCTGCTGGACGGCGGCGGCGAGCGCCCCGAGATCGCCGCCCGCGCCACCGCGCCTGAGGCCGCCGCCGCCCTGGCCGCCGCCCTGGCGGCCTGCGCGTGAGCTGGTCCGCGCCCTTACGCCTGGCCCTGCGGCTGGGCGTGCCGCCCGAGGCCTTCTGGCGCCTGTCGCTGGTCGAGTGGCGGGCCCTGACCGAGACGCCGCCGGCGCCGGTCCTGTCGCGCGCCGACCTTACCGGCCTGATCGCCCGCTATCCCGACGAGGAGGTTTCCGCATGAGTTTCGAACAGGACGGACTGGGAGCCGTCCCCGCCCGCGCCGCCGAGGCCGCCGCCGCGCTGGACGCCCTGAAGGCTCCTGCCGAACGGGCTGCGCGCTCGATCGACGAAGCCTTCGCCCAGGCTGGCGCATCGCTGGTCCGCTCGCTGGCCAGGGCCGCGTCGGACGGGCAGGTGTCGCTGGGCGAGCTGGCCCGCGCGGTGCTGGGCGCGGCGGGCGCGGCGCTGAAAGGGGGCGGGCTGAGCGAGGCGCTCTCGAAGAGTTTTTCCGGCGCCCAGTTGTCGGGAGCGCGGGCCGACGGCGGTCCGGTGCTGCCCGGCGGAGCCTATCTGGTCGGCGAGCGCGGACCGGAGTTGTTTCGTCCCGCCTCGGCCGGGACCATCGAACCGGCCGGAAGCGGCGGGGGCGTGTCGGTGACGGTCAATGTCCAGGGCGGCGACGTCGCGGGCCTGGTCCGCTCGGACGCCCAGCTGGCCCAGGCGCTGGCCCGGGCCGTGAGCGTCGGCGCCAGTCGTCTCTAG